CGGCGCTGACGACGTCAGCAACGTCCTGCCGTTGTGTAGGGAGTTCCCGCCGGACGCGAGTTATACTAACATCGTGTCCGTCGTAGTACTCCTTGCCGCAAGACTCTCTGAACTTCCCAGTCCAGAAAGACTTGCTCACGTTGACTCGAGACCCAAAAGTATCGAGAGCGTGAACAACGGAAGGCGCCATGGCTGTGGGGACAATGATGTCGTCCCCATAGACACGCACCTCACGCGCCATGTTTGACACAAGGCGACGTGAAAGGGGCAGATTGAGCGCCTGTGCTATACCGATCATGGCTATCGCACTGAAAACGATAGCTTCAATCGGGAAGCAGAGCGCTGAACCCATGGATGCGAACTTGGCCAGGCGGATTACGCCATAGCCAGGCACATCAGCTTTCCGAGAACGTGTCGCGTCGACGGCCTCGCTCAAAGCGGGCCAAGGACGTAACATTGCTCGAACAAGCTGATTCGAGACCCGATCGGATGCATCACTCAGGTCGAGTGTTGCGTAGTTCCCTGAACGGGAACCTTCCTGAGCCAAACGCTGATTAGGCGTCTGATCAGAGAATCCGACGATACCCTGGTAGCGGAAGTCATTCGCTTCCAGAAGTGTCACGAGACGTCGCGATATCGCCTGCTGCATGAACATCATGCATGTAGGCTCCATCGCGATGATTCGAGGGCCTTTTGCATTTTTCGGCACGCATACAACCCTGACGGGTTGTTCGGCCGAGGGTTCGAGGAGTTCGATCAACCCGAGATGTTTCCAATATCTCGAGTTGGGGATCACGTTCCGATCCATCGGAAAAACGTGATCCAAGCGTGAGGTCCAGCTACGACAACGGAACTTCTCGTTCCCTGACAGTCTGTCAGCAGTCGACCCTGGACCGTGCATGGGGACGAGCTCGCCCGACTCAATCTCGCGATTGAGAACGTCGAACACGTCACCATAAAGCAACCAGGCCGACTTCTGGAAGAGAGAGATCTCCTCAGAAGTTCGGTACCTGTCCGCTTCACGAACCTCCTTCTCACACCGGATATACCGGGAATAGGCAGCACGCACTTTAGCTGCTGCACGACGATTCCAGTCGGGAGACTGACGATCATCATGCACCTGCACTTTCCCATGCGCCAAGCAAATCTGGCGCAGGGACTGGATGCAGTCTATGTCCGGTGTATCAAGCAATCTGCCACTCTGCGGATCGAACACGCGGCTGGTAAACCCGAGCAGAAACTTCGGGAGTCGCCCGATGCGTTCCCAACCAAGGAAAGCATCGTGAGCTACCATTCCCTGGGCAAGAGATTTTTGGATCTCTTCGCCG